GATTTCGAGATTTCGATCCTTGCGATCCCACTGGCGCATCGCAAGGATCGAAATCCTTCATCCGTCGGTTAGCCGCAGGGAATCACGACCGCGCATTGTTCCGCGAGGCCGATCCCGAATCCCCACGTCGTATCGAAGCGCGTCGTGATGCTCGACGTGCGGTTGTCCCAGTCCTGAATCAGCCGCAGCGGAATGCCGGTTTTCGGGTCCTGATACTGCCGCGCGAACTCGGCCTTCGTCGGCTCCTCGAGTTTCTTGCCGGCGATGAAGAACGCGCCGGGGTAGAGCCCGAGCCCGAGCTTGCCGATCTTCCCGTTGGGCGCCGCGGTGCCCGGCCAGAGCGTGAGCGCCGCGCTCGGCGCCGGCAGCGCGTCCACGTTCTGATAGTGGCTGCCCGGTCCGTAGATCGGCGGATAGATCGAGATCGTCGCCACGCCGCCCGCCGCCGTGACGTTCGCCAGGACACTGAAGGTCTTGGTGCCCGCCGCCGACACGCTATTGGGCGAGCGCGTCATCAGGTTGACCTCGTTGACGTTGGCGATCGAGAACTTGTCGCCCTTCTTGAACGTGTCGCCGTTGGTGGCGATCAGGTTCAGCGTCCCGCCGCTCTGGCTCGCCGCCGCCGACATCGTCACCGCCGCCGCCCAGGTGCCGGCGGTGTGGCGATAGAGCGAGTTGCTGGTGTACCAGTCGAAGCTGTCCGACTTCTGCACGAACCCCGCGCGGAACTGCTTCGACATGTCGGTCTGCGGGTTCGTCCACGTGACCGAGCTCGTCTTGACGGCGCGATTGACGACCGGCGGGAGGAACAGCCCCAAATTCTCATCGTCCGTGGGGCACCCCATCTGCGTCAGGTACTGCAGCGCCGCGCCCGAGGTCGTATCGAACGTCGACGGGTTGGTGCCGAGTTGGCCGACGATCATGTTCGCGTTCTGCGCCGCAAACTGCGCCGCGCTGTTCTCGATCTCCTGCCGGATGTAGGCGATCGCCGGTTTCAGGTAAATCTCCTCGACGCGCTCCTCGCCGCGCTCCATGTTGAGCGCCTGCTCGATCGACGCCCACTCGAGCGCGATCGTCGCGGTCTGGTCGATCGCGATCGTCGTCGTCGGCCGATCGAGGTTCTGCGCCGTGAACGTCATGTCGTTGCGTTGCACGACGTAGCGCTGCGAGAGCGGCACGGTCATCGTCTTGCCGATCGCGAACTTCTGCGCGTAGTCGTTCGAGTACTCGTCGGAGAAATACGGGGCAATCGCGAGGCTGTTTTTGAGCAGCGAGAGCCCTTTCATCGCGACCCAGTTGACGGTGTTGAAGGTGTTGGTAGCCATGGGATGGACCTGCTAGGCGCCGCCCGCTTTCCGCTGCCGGATCCGCTTCGCCATCTCCGCGCGATCGAACGCCTCGAAATCGCCGCGCGCGAGCGCCGATCGGGTCGGATCCGTGGAGTGGCCGGCTTTGCCCAGCGTCGGGGGCGGGGGAGGCGCGGAGGAGACCAGGTTCGTCGGTGCGGGGTCCGCGCGGTCGCCGTGGTCGGGCGGCGCCTGCGCGGCCTCGTAGGCCAGGCGGCCCTCGAGGCGATGAAACTCCGTCACCAGGTGATCGATGTGCGCTTTGGCGCGCCACTGGGGCGGCAGCGCCGCGATGGCCGGCGGCAGCGCGACGAGCTGCGCGAGCAACTGCGGGTCCGCCGAGATCGCGCGCAGGAACGGCACCGCCTGCGGACTGTCGTAGAGCAGCTCGCCGATGATGTGGACCGGCCCCGGCGCGACGCCGCTGCGCTGCGCATGGGCGATCCCGCCGAGGTTCTTCGCCTCGTCGGACAGCTGCTCGACGAAGGCCGGATCGGCCGTCTTCGCCTCGGTCAGGCGCGCGCGGAACGCCGAATCGCGCGTGATCAGCCGCTGGTGCTGCGCCTGCTGCGCCTGGCGCTGGTCTTGGATCGCGGTCTGCTCGCGGGCGAGCTCGCCGTTGAGGAACAGCGTTTGCGCGGCGGTGTATTCGGGGTAGCTGTCGAACTCCTCGACCTTGGGCGCGTCCGGCAACGCGAGCAAGCGCGCGACGCGCTGCTTCGCGGTCTCGGCGGCCGGTTGGCCGTTGGGGGCGGGCGGATGGCCGTTCTGCGCGCCGACGGGCGGCGGGGCACCGTCGGGTCGCGTCTCCGGCGCCACGGACCCCGGCCGCGCGAGGCGGTTCTCAAGGTCGCGGATCCGCTGGTAGAGGATGCCTTGCTGCTCTTTGTAATTCGCGACGGCTTCCTGCCGTTGACGGCGCGTCAGCGGGCGATCGGCCGTGGCCTCCCCCTCGCTCTCGCCCTCGCTGTCCGGGGCGCGCGACGCGCTCTCCGGGGCGACGACATCGGGGAGCGGCTTCCCCTGCTTCTTGGCGACTTCGGCCCGATCGAACGCGCCGGACTCGGCCGCCGCGCGCGACGCGCTGACGGGAGCCGGGGCCGCGGGCGCGCGCTCAGCCGGGGCCGGCGCGGGCGCCGCCCCAGCGGGATCGTCGGGCATGGGTGCCCGGCCAGTGTGCCGAAATGGCACACACGCGCGCAAGGATTATTGTGGGGCGTGTGCCATCATCGGACACCCGCAGGCGCTCGCGCGCTGGTATGCTGCGCCCAGGACACCCACATGGCGACGATTTACAAGATCACGGAGCGCGGCGACGTGGCCTACTACCGCGCGCTCGACGCGGCCGAACGCGACCTGCGCGCGTGCGGCGGGGACTTTGCCGAGACGACGCTAACCGTGCGGGGGGCGTTGATCTACGACGGGCGCGACACCGTCGGCGAGGTCATCGCCGACGCGGACGTCCCCGCGCGGGACCGCTGGCAGATCGCCTGATCATTTCAGCGCCTCTCGGATCCAAGTGCGCACCCCGGTCACGCTCGGCCGCGTGAACGCCTTGGTCTTGAGCCCACCCGGCCCCATCACGTCCACATTGAGCGGATAGTCGCCGACCTTCGCATCATCCACCGCGATCCGCGCCTGCGCCTCCGTGATGGGCGTGGCGACCTCGATCCCTTGTTGATGCACGTTCCGCACAATCCCGTCGAGTTGCAGATCGTCCACCCGCTGGCCGATGGCGTTCGCTAAATCCGCGTGCGTGGTGTTGCCGCCGCCTCGGATGCGCGTGCCGTCTTTCAAAATAAACGATGTGGCCTCAGGGCGCGCGGTCGACCCATGACGCGCTAGGAGATCATCCGCGAGGCTCGCCCCGACGTCTTCCGTCGTCCCCATGAGCATCGGCATCGGCCCCTTGCCCTGCGTGAACGCGTCGACCCCGATCGGATCCGCCGCTTGCACCGAGCGCGGGCGCCCCGGCCCGGTGACGTACTCCGCGAGCAGCTTGAGCGGGTTCGCGCTCGCGAGGATCTCGCCGACGCTGGCGAGCGGATAGCGATCCCCGAGCCCCGGCGCGCCAATCGTCGCCGCCTTCGTCCACGGCGAGACGGCCGCGCGCACGACCGCCGCGCCGCTCGGATCCTTCTCGTTGCTGGTGCGAAAGGTTGGCGCGCCCCCCGCCCCGCTGAGCGCATCCGCGACCGACGGCCCCGCGTCGGCGGCCAGCGCCTGCGCGAGCGCCGCATCGGGCACGTCGGCCAGCCCCGGCACCGCGGCCCGCACGCGGGCGAGCAGCGCGGTCAGATCCTCAGCCATCGCGCGTTCAGAACCCGCCCGGCGCGGCCGGATCCGGGATCGCGGGGTCGGGTTGCGGGGGCTGCTGCTGCGCGAGCGCCGCCGTCGTCAGCGCCAGCGCCGCGTCGTGCGCCTGCTGCCGCGCCGCCGCGCGCTGCGCGTGCGCCGCGTCCGCCGCGGTCAACCCGACGTCGTGCCGGTGATCGAGCGCGGCCATCCGCACCTCGTGCGCCGCCGCGATCGCGTCGCTGGCGCGCTCGTGCGCCTGCACGCCCAGGCGGTCGCGCTCCGCGGCGAACAGCGTCATCGCGTTCTGCAGCGTCTCGTACTTCGCCTGCAGCGTCGCGACGGCGAGCTTCGTCTCGTTCGCCTCGTGCGCGCGTTGACTGTCGCCCTGCTCCTGCAGCAGCGCGATCTGC